AGGTAAGGGCTTTCTCAAAGACGGTAAGGATAGGACTCCATCCATAGGTTTCACTAGGGGAGAACTTAGAGACATGAATAACTTCACTATCGAATAGATATATATGCTTGTTCCTATGATAATATTTATACATTACAGGCTGACAGATTAGTTTACAACTTGGATGTTCACAAGTTTGTGGAGTATCTTGAACATCATCTCTATGAATAGGACATAAGAAGTGGGCATTTTTTGGTAGCCCAGCAGTATCTAAATCAAACTCTACAAGAGCGGGATTCAATCTACGTATTTCTATAATTTTAGAACGTAAAGAATCATCATCCATATTCTTATATTCTTTAGCTAAGTATAAAAAACCATCGTCTACAGTATTAATATCATAATGAAATTGTTTTAAGACCTCTTCTAAACTTTGGTCAAAGACATTACAATCCCCCATAAATTTAATAAACCGTTCTTGTTGCTCATGGTCTGGATTAGTTTTAGTTGCTTTCCATTCCAAACCACGCCTAAAAACTTCCCCAGTAATATGACTAATGGGACTACGTATTTCTTCTACCGACATAGCAATAGTTTGTATATCCATAACTAACTGCTGTCGATAAGCCATTTGATGGCGTACCCATGTATTAACTACATGATCTAAACCCATTGTAGGGGCAGTTCCTGTCTCTCCCCCCGCTTTCATCAACTGAAACATACCTATTTGAGCATTCAAATCTGTCATTTGTTGAGCTAAAGCAGGGGTTTCAGGGAGATATGCTGATAATTTCATAGCTAATCCTTGCGTATCGTTAATTTTTCTATGTCAGACGAGAGAGTTAATTTAAGCAGCGTTTCCATAGCTCTCTCTTTTAATATTGTACCTTCTGATTTAGAAACAGATAGACGGAGAGTGCTTATCTCCTCTTCATATTTTACTATTTTTTTCCGCATTTCCGCAAGTTCTTCGTCCATTTCTGCAAGTTCTTTTCCATGCTTCGGATACCTTATATCTTCAAGTTGGCTGGTATCTGTGATACCAAAAGGTGTAGTAGCATTTTGTAAAACTCCTAAACGAGAAGCTTCTTTAACTAATGCTATAAATCCTCCCTCAGTTAGAATAGTCACAGCAGGGCTATCGTCTGGAATATCATCCTCTGGATTCATGTCCCTTAAGATACCATGCCACGTATCTAATATACGCCACGTTTGAGTCCCTTCATCTTTAGTCGCTACATACTGAGATTCTCTATCTCTTAACATATTTCCTAACATCTATATTCCTCCTACTATCTTCTAATGGTGATGGATATCTACTCCTACTCGTTTAAGAAACCGATTCACAAGACAACCCATTAATAACCACGATACTATTAATCCCAATCCATACATGGCTAAGAGTGGCAACGGGAGAAATCTCCCCATTGACAAAAGTAATATATCTTCCAACGTATGAATAGAGACAAATCCAAGCATTACTCCCGAAAACAGAGTAGCTTTATATGATTGTAAGTATGTTTTAAGAAACTTCACATGCACTCCAACCACAATTTTTACAAGAAACACACCCACTTTCCCTAATTAAGACAGGAGAACCACATGTACAACTTAAGTCAGAGCCTTTATGACCATTAACTAAAACTTCTTTGGTTCGACTACCACTTCTGTAAATAGTAATTCCTTTGCATCCTGATTCCCACGCACTAAAATAAGCTGTATATACATCTTCTATGGTAGCTTCATTAGATAAATTAATCGTCTTAGAAATACCTGAATCTACCCAAGTTTGAAATGCAGCTTGCATTTGAACATGCTCTTCTGACGAAATTTCGGGGGCAGTAATATATACTTCTTTAACCCATTGTGGAATATCTGATAAATTTTCCAACAATTCCCCATTACTTAAAGCTTCCATTAATCTTTCTGAATAAAATCCTTCTTGTTTCGCCACCTCCTGAAAATATGTATTTACATAATATAAAGTTTTTCCCTCTAAAATATTTTGCTTTTTCCACACCAATGCAAACAATGGTTCAATACCTGATGCACAATTAGCAAGCATAGAAATTGTACCAGTTGGGGCCACAGTTACTCTGCAAGCATTTCTATAATTTTCATGTATTCCATACGTACTCTGACCCCATGCAGGAAAAGTCCCACGTTGACACCCTAAATTTAAAGATGCTAAATCAGCAGCAAATCTAATATATTTCATTAAAGAACCCCCAATAATCTGAGCGTCCTTACTATTATAAGGTATCTTTAATTGGGTTAACAAATCGGCAAATCCCATGACCCCTAACCCAATCTTTCTTGTAGCTTTAGTCATTTCTTCAATCTCTACCACTGCATATTTATTAGCATCAATAACATTATCCAAAAAATGAATAGCTAAATTAATCACCTGAGTTAATCTATCCCAATTAATATGGTCTTGCCAATCCCCAATACCTCTATCCAAAATAAAATCATCGGTATAGAATTTAGCTAAATTAATAGACCCTAAATTGCAACTTTCATTCCCTAAGAGGGGCTGTTCTCCACAAGGATTGGTAGCAATCATATCTCCAAATTCTCTAGTAACTTTATTATCCTTATTAATACGATCTAAGAAAACCATTCCAGGTTCCCCATTTAACCATGCATTTTTTACGATCATAGAAAAAATAGTACGGGCTGATTCCCAAGTATGTATTTGATTCGTATGAGGATCTATTAAAGGGTAACTGGCATCAGTTTGCACTAACCGCATAAAATTAGAATCAACAGCTACAGAAATATTAAAATTATGAATATCCCCCTCGCTAACTTTACACATAATAAATTCTTTTATATCAGGATGATAGACGGACATTACTGCCATATTAGCCCCATCCCTTTTCCCGCCTTGCGTTATCATACTTGATACCCTGGACAAAGTTTTTAAAACCTCTATAGGGCCACATGCTTTACCATGAGTAGTTTCAATACTAGAACCTTTAGGTCTAATTTTAGATAAAGCAAACCCAGTACCACCCCCAAATTTTTGTACCATTGCTGAATGACTCGCAGCTTTCATAATATCTTCCATGCTATCTTCTAAAGGCAATACAAAACATGCACTTAAAGTACCTTGGTTAGTTCCAGCATTCATTAATGTAGGGGAATTGGGTAAAAATTCTAACTTAGACATTATGTCATAGAATTCATTTGCTAATAAATCTACTTCTACTGGCAAAACTGAGTACCACTCAGCATCCACTTCAGCGATTGCTTTGGCTACCCGTTGAAAAAGCCCGGTGGCATTTTCTATGAGATTATGATTAGTATCTTTTAAATAATATCTATGTTGAAGAATGGTTTCTGATTGCGGAGATAACCGTAATTGTGGCTCAAATACTATTGCCATGTATATATTCCTCCTATCCTCTATGCCCACAAAATAAGCATAATTTTCGTTCTGTTACCCAAAAGGAAGCAGCACATAATGGCTCCTCACAATCAGGATTAGGTTTCTGTGGTGTCATCATAGGGTTTACAGGAGCTAACCCACCCCCCGTATTACTCACTTGACTCGTATTATAAGTGTCTGGAGTCTTGTTTGTCAAGGAATTAACCCATTGATTTGTAATTTCCTGAATGGGGTTTGACCCTGATTCACTTGGTGCTAAATCAGAAGAAATATCATTCATCCAGTCTACCACATTCCCTAGATTTTGAAAACTATTCAAGGAGCATTCATACGCAGCATATAATGCCATGGCAATAGAAAAGAAGGCATCTCCATGTCCCATAGGAGTAACAGGAGCTTTCAATTCATTACTAACGCAGAGAATCTGTCCACGTTGTCTTTCATCAGACAATAACTTTAATTGTCCAGAGTGAACATACTGCTCAAATACTTGAGCCATTGTATTCTTGGATTTTGTGGTAAAGTGCATCGCTCTCCAAATATTATTTAAACCTCTATCTTCTAGTTCACCTCTCGTATTATCTATATACCCCCTCATAAGATTAAATTGTTCGGTTACATCATTTAAATATGCAATTTGATCTGAATAAGACCAACCATCTAACCACGACTGATGAACCTGTTCTATTCTATCTCCCGTCTTTTTAAAGATAACTAAATGTGATGGGTGTCGTTTCTTACCTACGTCAAACCCTGCAAACAAATCACCATCCTCTAATGGAGAATAAGACTTACTTACAGGATGATTAATTAATTTTGGGTCTTCACATTTTCTAATATCATCCTCTTCAAAATATGCTTCAGTAGAAAAATAAGGTTGCAATAAAAACTCTGACGCAAAAGCTTTAGGTCTAGCTCTTTGTTGCCGTAGTAACCATTCTTCATTATAAAGTTCGGGCATTAACACCCTACGTCCTGGTACTGGATCTAATGCGGGAAGAACTCTAGTTTTAAAACGGTCATCTTTTTGTAGAACAGTTAATAAATCTCCAGGCATCATAGGAGTTCCTAATACAATAACAGGAATTCCTTTTAAAGGAATGAACATAGTTTCTGTCAAAAAATGATCTTCTACTTTAGTTAATTGAGATAAATTTAAAGGGTTCTCTGGGTCACGCAAAACGTCATCTGCAATCAAAGCTCCATTCACATGCATACCCCTCTTAAATGAAAAAAGGCCACCATGTGATATTTCCATGGGTTTCTTATTAACATAATACCTAAAAGAAAAATCAGCTTTAGGAGAACGACTAGTCATCCATTGGGTTAATACGGGATTGCGTTGGACTACTTTATTAATTTCAGCGATATGGTACCTAGACATTAAATCACTATACGATAAATACAGCACTGAACAATCTCTGGGAGCCTTTAAGAGTCTCCAAACGGAAAAAGCGTGTCCAAGTACAGTAGATTTAAAATGGAATCGTGGTAGGATGGCACAATAATTTAAACCTTCTTCTAGACAATATTCAATATCTTCGGCAAGAAGCCCGACATGCCAAGCATTAAAATACTCTGGATTATCATAACTTAAACTCCAAATATCCCGTATAAATTCCCAAAAACTCCCAACCTTAATAGATTGCTGAGTTGTTAAGCCCTCAGCTAATCTAGCGAAAGCATCATCAAATGTAGTGGCATTATTATTAGTTACCATTATTATCCTGTGTTTGAATTAAAGTTTTTAATTTAAAAGCTATTCGGTGTAACACATCGGAATCTTTGATTTCCTCAACTAAGACATTCATTATATCCTGAACAAATTGTAAATTAATCATACCTTCCATTACAATTCGTTCCCCTTTGATTCCTATATCTAAGGCTTTAGCAGCATCAAAAGGTCTATCAAACATATGCCCATTTAATTCTGTCGATGCCTTATGCCTCAATTTTCCATAATCATTTAACTGTTCTTGTTGAAGCCTGCCGTAGCGTTGAGTTTCCGTTTCTTTAATAGTCTCTACCGCAGCCACCCTCGCCTCAATTTTATCCTCTTTCCATCTATACTGTTTTGCCCATGCGTAAATAGTAGGGACTTTAACCCCTACACCAAACTCATCAGCTAATTTAATAGAAATGGATGGGACTGTTTGACCTTCCATAAACAATTCCATAGCTTTCAACCTAATTTTTTCGGGAATAACTTTAGGCATTCTATCCTCCGTGAATATTGTTAGGGTCTAATGCCCCGTACCCTGCATCTGACACATGTTGAGAATCAATGTTCCCTCCCCAAGGGGAACCATCGGGCTGCAAAAACTTGGAAAAGTCTACATGTCCACTTATTCCAGTATTACATGTAAAACAAGCGGGAATTTTATACTTTTGATTGCCAGATACTACAGTCTTAAATTTAATACCAATTTCATTAGGTCGTCCACACAACCCTCTCATTCCTTCATCATTTTTAAAAGGGCTATACGCCTTATTTTTTAATAAGGTGCCTAGCGTCCTGTTAGCCCCCACTTGTCTATTCCATTTACAACCATAGTACT